CATTCACGGAAATCGCCAACATCGTGAAAAACAAGATGGCAGAGGCCAATACCAACATGACCAATGCCCTCAGCACGATGAAAACCAATGTGTCTACAGCATGCTCAGCGATCAAGACCAGCGTATCCAATTACCTCAACATGAGCAGCGATGCTTATGTCTGGGGCCGGGATATCTGCATCCAGATGGCAGCAGGCATTAACGACAATGCGTACAGAGTAACCAATGCGGCCAGATCCCTGGCAAACTCCGTGGATAATATCCTCGGTTTTTCGGTTCCGGAGGAAGGCCCTCTGTCCCACGCGGACGAGTATATGCCGGACTTCATGGAACTTCTGGCTAAGGGCATCCGCGACAGCAGGCGCGTGCTGATGAACAGCATCCGGGACCTGGCATCCTCAGTAGGCTCCGCTTTTACCGGACTTGCCATTCCGGAGATGAACGCGGGCAGCCTTGCACTGGCGGGAGCAGGAGGTGAGGTCACCAACAACCGTACTGTCAATATAGGCGGGCTGTCGGTGGTGGTCAACGGTTACGAGGCCCAGAACGACAACGATCTGGCGGATGTGATAGTCCACCGGATCAATGATATGCTCAATGAGGACGGATCGGTGTGGGGCAAGTAACCTTGCACCGGTTTTTCCTCTTTTACATACAAGCGCACGGCCAAAATAAGATGGCATCGTATATTAGCCGATATTGGTGCGCAGGAAGGAGAAACCCATGCAGAGAATGCCGGTCCTGTCTGACACAGACATGAACCTCTTTGAACTGAAAACCAGATACGTCCGCAATTACCTGACCTTCGCCGGGAAGAACAGCAAGGACTTCCTTCTGTATATCTCTGGCCCAGGCGTATATAACAGCCCGGCGGTGGATATGGAGATGCAGGCGATCCCCGGCAAGAACGGTGATCTAATAAGAGACAATGCGAAAGCCGGAGAGCATCGTTTCAAAAATCTGGATATCAGCTACGACGCCTTCTTCTTTGACGCGGTGGCTCCGAGGACAGCGGCAGTGAAGAGCTGGCTACTGTCGCCTGCCGGGTACCAGGTGCTTCATGACACATACGACCCGGATTTCTTCCGCATGGGCATCTGCAAGGAAGCGATATCTTTCGAGCCGAAACGTGGGAAAGGCGCAGCCATGAAGCTGACCTTCCATTGCCAGCCCCAGCGGTGGAGCGTGGACGGACAGCGGAGGCTCTTGCTGACGAGAGAGACGACAATCAAGAATCCTTTCGAGTTCCATGCCAAGCCCATCCTCCGTGTCTACGGTAGCGGAGAGGGGAATGTGTATATCGGGGATGAGGTCATCCAGATCCTTGCCAACGACGGCTATATCGACCTGAACTGCGAGACCCATAATGCATATGACGCTTCCGGTTTCTGCAACGGCTATGTGAAGAGCGAGGACTTCCCCGATCTGAAACCGGGCAAGAACCACATTGCATGGAGCGGGAACATTAGCCGGGTCGAGATTATACCGAGGTGGTGGACGCTATGATCCCTTGCCTATATATGGAAACAGAAACCGCCTTCGCCAACAATGGCATCGGAAAGCTCTGCGATGCATTGTCCTGCTATGTGATGGAGAAGCGGAACGGCTCTTATGAGCTGAAGATGGGCTATCCGTCCTTTGGTATTCATGCGGAGGATGTGATAGAGGGTAATATCATCCTTGCGAAACCTTCCGAGCGGGCGACCGCACAGCCGTTTCGGATCTATAAAATCACAACGCCGCTTACCGGGCTTCTGGAAGTTCAGGCCCGGCACATCCAGTATCAGGAGAACTTCATCACGGTGAGCCCGTTTTCGGCACAGGGATCCCAGGCGGCGATGGCGGCGATCAAAAGCCACACCACAACGGACTGTCCCTTTGATTTCTGGACGGACATCGACTCAAACGCCACATTCTCCATAACTTCTCCGGCGACCGTGCGCGGGTGTCTGGGTGGTATGGACGGTTCCATGCTGGATACCTTTGGCGGCGAGTATGAGTGGGATATGTACACAGCCATGCTTCACGGGCATCGTGGTGCAGACCATGGAGTAAAGATCGTTTACGGGAAGAACCTGATCGACTTCAAGATGGAGCGGTCCATCGAGAATATGATCACGGGCGTGCATCCCTACTGGAAGCACAGTGAAGATGGCACGCTCATGGAGTTGCCGGAAAAGGTGGTCACCATTGAGCATGATGGCCCGTATGAAAAAATCTCCGTCCTGGACTGCACAAGTCATTTTGAGGAAAAGCCGACCGAGGTGCAGCTGAGGAATTATGTCAACCAGTACCTCAAGAATACCTCCCTCATCGAGGCGGATATTGACATCAAGATCGATTTCTTCCAGCTCTGGCAGACGCCCGGCTATCAGGATATTGCTGAAGCGGAGCGTGTGAGCCTTTGCGATACGGTCCATGTGTATATTTCAAAGCTCGGACTGGAAGTTTCCTGCAAGGTCACGGAGACGGAATACGACGTGCTGTTGGAACGGTATAAGAGCATCACACTTTCCAATGCAGCGGTTTATTCCAGGAACAGTAGTTTATCCGGCTCCCTCGGCAGCCTGCGAGATGAAGCACAGCTGGCAACGGAAGCGGTGAACAGAGTGGAGACGCAGGTAACGGATATCCGGACGCTAACCGTCCAGCAGGAGTATTTCAACGCCCTGGCATCCGGGCTGTTCGGCCTTCACTATTCCTCCGGCGTAGAAGAGGACGGCAGCACGATCCGATATGCGCACACCAGTGAGAGAATCGCCGACAGCGCATACGTCTGGAAGAGCGGTATCCGGGGTTTCTTCATTTCACTCGATGGAGGCCAGACCTGGCAGCTTGGCTGGGATACGACAGACCATGTGGTGAAGACCGCTGTTGAAGCGGTAGGCGTCAATGCCAGTTTCCTCGGTTCCGGTACGCTGCGAACGGCGCTGGTGAAGATCCTCGGCACGGACAAGTTCTACTGGGAGAACGATGCCATCATCATGGCGGACGGGGTGAAACAGATTAAGATCGGCCAGTACCGGGAAGGCGACTACGGCATTGCGGTTAGTACCGATGGCGGCACGACTTGGACAACGGCCATTGACTTTGACGGGCTGCATGGCGGCGGAGGAGGGCAGACCATCATCTACCAGGACACGATCGCCAAAGCGGGACTGGCTCCGCTGAATCCTTCGGTCAATGACCTATGGGTGGATACGATAGAGAATCGACTGAAGCTTTGGAACGGTACCGAATGGGTGAATATCGGATATGAGCCGGTTGAGCCCATACCACCTGATCCAGAAGAGCCGGAGGATCCCGGCGAGGGCGGAGGCGAAGATCCCGGTGGAGAAGGCGGCAGTGAGGATCCATCGGACCCGGAGAATCCCGGCGGAGAAGGTGGTGGCGAAGACCCAGCTGATTCGGAAAACCCTGCCGACCCAGAAGACCACGGCGGTGAAGGCGGAAATGATGAAGAGACTCCCGGAGATGAAACGGCTCCGGAGGAAGGAGGCTAAATGGCTAATATCATTCAGAATGGCCCGGTATCCATCTATCAGGACATCGAGCTTTCCCTGACAGAGCACCTTGTGCCTCCTGTTGTTCATGTAAAGCAGTTCGATCATAAGAGCCGGAAGGTGCGGTGCACGCTCTACGCTAACGCGGTGGAGTACACCATCCCAGTCAATATCATTCTGGCATACTCCGGTACCCGCCCAGACGGACGCATCTTCCAGTACAGCACGGAGGCGCTGACCAACGACAAGGTTGACCTGATCGACAACAGGCTCGTCATCACGATCACGGATTTCATGACGGAGGTATCAGGCCGATACCCGGTTGATCTTGTTCTGTTGGATGCGGATGGAGACATCCTCGGATCCTTCAGCTTCACCCTTTACGTTGAACGCGCGGCGAACAAAAACCGGAAGATCCTCACGGCGACCTACGCTTCTGTAGCGGAGGCGGTGCGGAACGGTGTGTTTGAGTGCTTCACGACGGAGGATGGATACTTCGGAATCAATACGGATGACGGGCTGAACCTTGGGGACGGCTCTTACTCCGATGTGGTGGACCGCATCAACAGTGAACTGGTGGAGACCAGCATCAATGACGACGGCTATCTGGTCTTTGAGACAGACGAACGGCTGGGACTTGTCTTCGGCATGGATGACGAGGGCAACCTTGTCGTGGATTACAGGGAGGAGACGTAAATGGCGAGATATGTTGGAAAGCGAATTGTTCCCAAGCACTGCGGCTACTGGGACAATTCCAAAGAATACGAAATGGAGAGCGTCGTATACGACCAGGTAAGCGGCAACAGCTATATCAGCCGCAAGACTGTGCCTGTCGGAACGGACATCTCCCAGACGGAATACTGGGCGCTGTGTTCGGACTTCAATATGCAGATGGACCTGCTGGAGAAGCATTTCACGGCGACCGAGCAGAGAATCGTAGCGGATAACGATGCGACGGAGGCTGCTATCCGGGAGAACAATGCGGCGACGGCACAGACTGTGCAGGAGAATAACGCCCAAACCAGGCAGCATGTGGATGAGAGTCTGGAAGAGACTACGCAGAATCTGACCGAAACCGTGAACAACGCCCAAACGGCGATGACCCAGCAGAAAGCGTCCTTTGATGCGACAGCCCAGCAGCTGAACGCCCGGATGGACGAGGTGCTTGCTGCCGGAACCGGTGACGGTCAGACAGAAATCGTGGATGCCAGGGTTGATGGGGACGGCAATGCTTATGATTCTCTTGGTGCTCATGTCAGAGACATTCTGCCGAAGGCAAAGGATGCCGCTGAAAATATGTTTATCCAGGAGATGGCTGAAAAATACGACCCTGGTATTTTCATGATTCGGGAGTATCGTCTTCATGAAGGAAAACTCTATTACGCCTATACGGATTCCACATTCAGTGGCTGGGCGTCTGTATATGAGGTTCCCGAAAACATCGCGGTAACAGAGTTGCGGTTCTATATAACGGCACGAGTGACTCCAGTTACAAAAGTCCGGGTCACCATCGCGGTCGGAGAAAAGCGAAACGACGCAGTATGCTTCCAGAAGGATCTCGATGTGAATATCGAGCCCGGAGAAGAGCAGTATATCAGCTGTCTTGTGCCGCATGTCAAGCTGCGCCAGGGTGATGCAATTTACATTGGAGTCATGGCTAATGCAGTGTGCTCACAGGGGTTTGGCTATAGAGAGAATGATGAGACCGTAAGTTGGTATGTCGTAAATGGAGCTTTCCGTGAGATGGAGGATATGAGCACCGGGAGTCATAAGAAGCTTTATGTAGAAATGTACGGATTCGCCGATGGCGTATTTACCACAGATCATCTGCTGGAAATAGCGGATAATCATGAAACCAGAATTCAGAACGTTGAACAGTGGGAGCCGCTTGTTGACCAGTTTGAATTGGAAGAAGTCTATGTCAATCAGCAGAATCCTCTTCCTGTTATCAATGTGGTAGAACGCTATAACTATTCGACTTTCGTTGGTTGGGCTTGTCCAATTGGTCATCCTACGGATTTCGACACGCTGATCTTCTCGATCAAGAATCGCAGTACTGAGAATTACCTTGAAAAAGTCCGCTGCATTGTTGCTCTCCACGACAAGCAAGGAGACATACTCGCGGACGAAGTGATAGACGGCGTTCATATTGCGCCGGGAGAATGGAAAAGGATAGAATTCCATTTTTCCAGTGTAATCGAGAACGCAGATGAAAGCGAACTCTATGCGGGTTTTTCGTGCGACCAGCATATTGCCTTTATGGGTGGGCACACGAATACAATCCTTAGACCGCCGACGTATGGGGTTGTGACTTATGTTGCTGCGGAATATCCTTCCGATAGTGTCATGATGCGCAAATTTTCAAACTGGACCCCCCTTTACGACCCTGAACAGGATAACACTGGAAAGGTCGACTTTCTCATAGCGAAGCAGGCACATCGTTATGGTCTGGGTGAATTCAGGGAAGATGTAAGGGACATTGCGGGAGATGTAGCTGAGGAGAAAATTGAAGAGGCAATGTCGGAGAAATCCACTTTCGAACTACCTCCGAGAGTAATCCTTCCGGATGTGTTCCACGCGGTCGTCGGCGATACGTTGCAGCTGTTCTACAGAGGAATCGTGGAACATCCGAATCCGTACAACTACAACATCGAATTCCGCTGCGATATAGGGAAGAATACGCCGCGATACTTCGAGGTGACACCGGTTGAGAGCAACGTCGGTGACCATATGCTCACGGTAAGGGTGCGGGATCATCTCGATAACATCCTTGCTGAGGCAACGACAGTCCTTCGTGTACACGCGGTTGGAGAGGCTCCCTCCCTCCGCAAGAATATCCTCTGCGTGGGCGACAGTCTGACGGGCAGCGGTACTTGGTGTAAGGAAGCACTCCGCAGATTTACAGAGACCGGAGGAACACCTGCCGGGCTTGGCCTTTCCAACATCCGCTTCATCGGCACGAAGAAGAACGGCGAGTGCGGATATGAGGGTTACGGCGGCTGGACTTGGGGTAGTTATCTGGCTGCTCCGACAGCAACGAAACTGGGCATGTGGGTGTACTGTTCCCATGACAAGGACACCACCGATCAGCACAGCCTCTGGGAAGATGCATCCGGCAACATCTGGTCTATGGAGACCATCGAAACCAGTCGGATCAAGTTCACCAGGTATCAGGATCATACAGCCCCGATGCCGCTCGGAGCAGGAACGTTGCATCATTACCAGAACGCAACCCATACAGCGGATATTGACTACGAAGAGACGGTATATGCGGAAGGCAATCCCTTCTGGGACAGCGACGAGGGTCAGGTCAACTTCAGGACCTACTGTGAGCGGAACGGCTTTGACCGGGTGGACTATATGGTGACGCTCCTTTCCTGGAATGGCATGGCTGTTTCCTATTACTCCAGCAGCGATACTATGATCGCCAATCATGTGAACAACGCTAAGACTCTGCTCCGTATCCTTCATGAGCAGTATCCGAACGCCAAAGTGAAGATGATGGG